AATCGCTATTTGCTTGAAAAACGGAACGACCACCACGAACATTTAATTTGTGACTAGGACTACTTGTACCAATGCCAACGTTACCGCTGGTGTCAATGCGCATTGCTTCGGAGTTATTGGCATAGAAATTCATCGCAATTCCAGAACGGGCGACAAAACTAAACAAGGAAAGACTGTTGTCTACCCAAATAGAACCTTTATCCGTCCCGTTGTTTAGAAAATACATTTGAGTGTATTGTTCACCCGCATTGTCAAGAACAAGCTGGGTTCCGTTGCCTCCCTCAATGGTAAGTTTTCCGTAAGAGTATGGCGAAGTCGTCCCAATGCCCACGTTGGCATCTAAAACAATATCGCCAGTACCATTCGGGTCGATGGTGAGGTTACCATTCGTGTCGGTGCTTGAGATGGTGTTACCATTGATATTGATGTTGTCAACGTCCAAGTTACCAACAAGCTGAGTGTTACCAACATAATATTCATTTGCTTGAAGATATGTGACAATAGCTGTAGATCCGCCACCGTCAAACTTTAGAACAACATCTTTTCCATTCGGGATCTCGATATCTCGGCTTGAACTGTAAGTCCCCTGAAATATAAGGATGGAACGTGAACCAGATAAGCTGTTACGGAAATATACGACCTTTTCCGAATCATTAGGCGTAAGCTGTACATAAGCAGTTGCGCCTAAATCTCCGCCATCCACAAATTCAATATACTTATTACGACCCGTGGATACCGCACCATCCGTGATCGGAAGCGCTGTAGGAGATCCACTTGACCCAGCCGTTGAAAGCGTAACCGCTTCAATACCGCCAATTGCTTGATCAAGGATGTCAAAATTAGTGTTGGTTGTAGCGCCCCAAGTTCCTGACTGTTCCCCGGTCGCTGGTTTTTCAATACCTAAATTAGTTGTGTATGTACTAGCCATATCTTAGATCGCCTCTCACGCTGCTATGTTTGTCCAATTTGGTGTCTGCGCCGGAGTGGTCTCACCCCATGCCGGCGTTTGCGTAGGAGCAATAGGAGTATAACTCGGATTTTGATTTGGCACAATAGTACCCCAAACAAGTACAGATCCAACTTCCCCACTAGCTGAAACACCAGTTAGTGAAACATTCGCATCTGCTGTTGTGCTTACACTCCCAACTATACCAGAACACGACAAACCAGTGACACTAACTGTCATTCCAAGTTCTATAGTTACTGAGCCTACACTACCTGTAGCCGCTAGACCTGTAACTGAGACATTGGCGTCAGCGGTTGTTGTAACTGAGCCTACACCACCTGTAGCCGCTAGACCTGTAACACTTGTATTGGCATCAGCCTGTACTGTAACTGAACCTACACTACCTGCACCTGTCAAACCAGTAACAGGTACATTCGCCTCTGCATCAACAGTGGCCGAACCTACTGCGCCTGTGGCTGTAACACCTGTAAGAGCTACATTGGCGTCTGCTGTAACGGTTGCAGAACCTACTGCGCCTGTAGCCGCTAGACCTGTAACACTTGTATTGGCATCAGCGGTAACTGTGACCGAGCCTACGCCGCCCGTGGCCGCCAGACCAGTCGGAGAAACATTAGCGGTGCCCGTAGCTGTTACAGACCCAACGCCACCCGTGGCTTCCAAGCCAGTGACACCAGTGTTGGCATCTGCTGTTACGGTAACAGTCCCAACCGCTGCGGTTGCCTCAAGTCCAGTGACTGGAGCGTTAGCTTCTGCAACAACAGTGACTGAGCCTACCGATGCCGTAGCAAAGGGAAAGCCACTTTCACCCCACGGATCTTCGCCCCAACCACCACGACCCCAGCCGCCTATTGGAACGATGATATCAGCCATGTTTAGGCGATCCGGATTATTGCATTACTCGCATCTGCCGCTGGAAATACAATTGTAAAGTCACCTGCGGTTGATGTTTTGTCTGAACCAAAGTCTAAAACAACTACGGATGGGTCACCTGACGCGGTATCATTAAAGATAAGCGCACCGCGAGCAGTGATTGTAGCCGTGCTAAACGTAAGGTCAGCAAAGTCAGTAAACGCTGTAGTTCCACTTGTAGTAGGATCTACTCTCGTAAGTGCCGCGCCTTTAGCTGTGTAACCAGTTCCAGATACCTCGTCTGTAGCTGTGTAAGCGGTTGTAGCCGCAGTAAATGAAGCGTTATTGTCATACAGCGCCAAATTAAACGTGCTACCGCCTGAAAGTTTAAAATTGTGAACAGCTTCAAGTAACTCTTTTTTGAAGCTCGTACACATAAAATTGCCCGTAAATGCCATGTCACAGTCTCCTTATTTGTTCGGCAAGTTTTGCATAACCTGCCTCAGATAGGGCGTTATGTACCGTAGTTCTATCACTTTTTATTGCTTCTCGCATGTAAAAAGCTACAACCGCCAACATATGCTTTCTATATGCATTTGCTTGGTCACGAATGGCAGGATGAGCTTGATCCGATACACTGATCAAACGATCCACACAGCGTTCTGCCACTTCTTCAGGTGTAAACCCTCGATTACTTGTGGTTTGAACGGACACCGAAAAATCTTCCGGCATATCTACTATTGCCTTAAACATTATGTCTTTGGCCTCCTAATTTGTCCTGTGCGATACTCATCAGATATTTCAAGAGCTTCACCAAAGTTTTTAAGGCGGGATAAAGCCTCACCAAATCTAGCATTGTACGCTCCTAATACGTCTTGTTCGCCTTTCATAAACACATAGGCCTCAATTAAAGAGCCATATAATAGGGCAATTTCAGCGTTTTCGCTTAACCAAGTCGTTCCAGTGCCAGCCCCCGCTGTTAAACTAGCAGGTCGATACAAATAATGAAGTGTCGTAACGTAATTAGCGTTAGGTGTTGGCCCAAGCAAAAAGTTACTTACATCAAATTGTGCGTAATAAAGAGGATCGCCAGTTGTCGCAGGGTCTGGCGTGTATGTCTGAACATAGTCCAAATCTTTAAACAAAAGAAAAGACTGATCACCATTAGCATCTGTAAAACTCAAAGACATAGGTGCCAAAAAGTCAGTCGGACACGCTAGAAACTGATTAGCACTAGCCATTACACCAGAAACATTCTTCTGAAACAGGTTTAATTGTACAGATTTAAGAATACGTTCCTCTGCAAGTCTTATGAATACAGGGATATTATTAACGAAAGTAGTTTCGTTGTTCTCTGTGTAGTCTTGTATCGCCTGTTGTAATTCTGTGTATGTAAATGCCATTATGTCACCGTTACCGTAACTACCCCTACTTGGCCTAACGCCTCCAAGTTATTCGGCGGATTAATTGGATTAGTGGGCGGACCACCAACAGGATTCCAGCTCCATTGAATGTTCCGTTGTTGATCTAAAGCCTGTTCTGGGCGCGGATTCCTTAACGCTTGAGGATCTGGGCCAACTCTAGGCGGTTCTAACTGCGGGTGTTTTGGTTCATATTCATCTGGACCTACAAGTAGACCATTCCATTCTTCTCGCATATCTCTTAAACGAAACTGAAATCCAGACCTGTCTGAAATCCCATACGCATCTTTTCCTGACGCATATCTAGCCATTACACCCTCAAATATTGAATACTAGGTGTCAATTTGAGTGACACACGATCCTCATCTTCATCTGCCGCACGCTGGAACTCTTCTTCATACACCGTTTTTAAAAGCTGAACTCGTTCTGGAGCCTTCTTAATAGATAAATAGTATGCAAGACCAGCAACCATACAAGGCAAAAACCTAAACGGAGCATCCGTTGTATTAACGAGCGCGTCAGCATCTTCTATTCGTGTGATATAATAGTATACAAGCTGATCCGTGCTATTCTCAGGCACAGGCCATAACGTCATTTCAGGACTGACTTGTCTATTGAAATAAAACTGACTGGGTCTGCCTGTGGTTGTTTTTGTTGGTACATTCAAGTATTCACCACGACTAAGACGATCTACCTCATAATCAGTTCCTGATCTACGCAAGGCTACTTCAAGAATGTCCGCCATCGGTGAGGCAAGACCATTAGCAGCATTATATGTAGCCGTACCATTGATTAAAGTCAGAGTGTCTTGTTTCACCGTCCAAAGATTTACGCCGCGATTCGCCCAGTCTGCATACATCAGATTCAAGGACCGCCGAGCAGAACGAGCATCATAACCGGTGCGAATCTCAATTCCACACCGCTCATACGCTTCCTCAATGATGTCCGCTACATCAAGGTCAAAATCCCTTGAACCTGAAGTTGCCATTATACAAGT